TACACAATTCCAAATTTTTAGGCAACTATTTTTTAAGAAAGTTGCCGAAATCAGCGTATTTTACTGAAAATCAAGCATTTAGGTTTAAAAGTTTTTTTGAAAATAGTATTTTGATACCTATTTGATACCTATTGTATAGGGTATTCAGTACCCTATAAGCATAAGAAGAATACAAAGTATAATATAAAGTAGAATAATAAGAAGAAGACAAGGTACAAATTTGGAAAGTAACATCGGTTATATTCGAATCGTGAACCGCACAGACATCATAACGGAACTCTACTTATCGAAGGACATTAACGAAGCCATCGGTAAGATGAAACCCTACGAACTTCAGGATGATTTGAGGCAGGAAGTTTTCCTTGTTTTGTGTGAGATGGATGAGGATAGACTTCTGAAGATGTACAAAGATGGTTACCTGAAGTATTTTGTAGTTCGTACTATCGTGAATATGGCTAAGAGTGACCGCAGTAACTTTGCTCGGACATTCCGAAAGGTTTACGAAGAGGTGGGAGATTTAGGATCAGTAGAGCCTTACGATGAGTCTATAACTGAGAAGCTGAATAAGTCTATGGATATTCTGCATTGGTACGAGAAGGAAATCTTTAGGCTATTCTCGGAGACAGGTAATCTCCTCCAGGTATCAAGGGACACCAAGATTCCGTATCGGTCGCTTCTAAAAACAATTAAGAAAGTAAAGACTCTACTTAAGTACAAAATACGAAATGCACACGATTAGTATCATCTTAGCTGCGAACCTATTTACGTTCTATGCGATTACTCAGTCTCGTTTATTCGAGAAGTGGGGATGGAATTTCAAGCCGTTTAATTGCCCTCTGTGTTTAACCGCCTGGGTAGGTCTTGCTTTGTTTCTATTACCTGACTTCGTTACCTACGGAACTTTGGCGATGTTTGGCTCAGGTGTATTCGCTCCGTACTTTAAGAACTTCTTAATCAACATTTACAATAAATTCCAATGACAAAGGCAGAGGTAGATTTTCTTATTCAGCATAAGTTAAACTTCGATTCAGTTAAACTCGGATTCACTCGGAACATTCCTTTCGATGTTCTTGGTCAGTATGAGCAACTCTATCGGAAGTATTTGGATGGTCAGTTTATTCTTACCCATTGGTGCGGAGCGTGTGTGTTCGATATGCTTGAGAGATTAATTAGATACTGCGAAAGTCAAGAGGAATACAATAACGCTATCAATCCACAAGAACCTACAAAAGTGGAATCTGCACAATCGGATGTGCAAACTAAAAAGAGAGGGAGACCTAAAAAATGAGAATACTAGTAATAACTCAGCAGAACTCAGGAGTAGGATATCATCGCTTAATGCTTCCTGTTCATTTTCTCCCGAAGGCTTATGCTTTGATAACTGATGTACTTAGCGAAGAAACTCTCAAAGAAGGATGGGATATTGTTTACATTAATCGATTCATTCCTGCAATTCATATCTCAGTTTTAGAAGATTTTAAGGAGCGTTACGGATTTAAGTTAGTAATCGATATCGATGACTATTGGAATTTAGACCAATGGCACATTCTTAAAGATGTTTACCCGACTCAGGCAGTAATCGACCATATCAAAATAGCTGACCTGGTTACTACTACTACCGAAAGACTATGGAATGAGATTCGACTAATCAACTCAAACGTAGCAATAGTACCAAATGCTTTGCCTTATGGTGAAGATCAGTTTACCGATGTTGTAACAAATAGCGACAAAGTTCGTTTCATATATGCAGGTTCAATCACTCACGAGAAAGACCTTCAGCTATTACAGAACCCACTAAAGAAAGTAGCATCTGACTCGGTACTTAAATCGAAGGTTCATTTCCGTTTGTGTGGATTCGATAACCCGAACAGATATTCAGAAGCGGTATGGCATAAGATGATACACTACTTTACTTGTGGGTTGAAGCTCGGAGATATCGAAAGGAATAAGAAGGTTACCGAGTATATGAACTTTTACAATAACGCAGATGCTACTATCGTACCTCTCGTTCATTCTACGTTCAATTCAATGAAGAGCAACCTAAAAATCTTAGAAGCTGCTTGTAAGAAGATTCCTGTTATCGTATCTAACGTACCTCCATACGATGATGCTCCTCACGTAATCAAGATAGATAAGCAGACCGAGTGGTATCCTGCGATTAAAAAAATCACCGAGGATGCTATTTATAGAAAAGAACTCGGAGAAGCGAATTACGAATGGTGTAACGAGCATTTCAATCTGCACAAAGTAAACGTACTTAGAAAACAATTATTTGAATCGATATGCCAAAAGTAAGTGGAGCAGCAAAAATCAGCTTCGGAAAACGTAGAAAGGGTAAGGCTCATAAGAGCATAAACAAAAACAATCGTAAAGAAAGAAACTACAGAGGGCAAGGAAGATGATACACGAATCAGCTTACATACATCCGACTGCGGTTATCTACGATGGAGTAGTAATCGAAGAGAATGTCTATGTCGGTGCTTATTGCATTATTGGAAGTCCTGCTGAGTGGAAAGGTAAAGAGGATAATACAGGTAAAGTAATCATCAAGAAAGGAGCAAGACTCACAGGATTAGTAACAGTCGACTCAGGAACGCATCAGAATACAACCATCGGGGAGAACTGCTACTTAATGAAACACTCTCACGTAGGACACGATGCGATAATTCAGGATGGAGTTACGATAAGCTGCGGTGCAAAAATCGGTGGGCATTGCATCATTCATCAGAATACTAACATAGGACTGAATGCAGTTATCCATCAGAGGGTAGTAGTACCAGAAGGATGTATGATAGGAGCTTCCGCTTTCGTAGGTAAGAAATCCGAGCTTCAGGCTTTTCATAAATACGCAGGAGTACCTGTAAAAGATTTAGGATGGAATCGATGAACATAAATGTCATACTCTTAGACTACGATAGGCACGACTATACTCAGAGGGTAAAGGATGTCAACTTCAATAACGCAGGATATCCTTTCGACTTTACAATAGTCGATATGAAAGGAATCTCACGAGCTTTGAATCACGGAATCTTTCAGTCGAGGACATACGATGCGGTAGTTACAATGGCTAACGATATCTTAATGCCTAATAGTTGGCTTGAAAGAATGGTTCAAGCAATGATAACTATTCCAAATTCAGGGATGATAGGAATACACACAGTCGAAAGTATCTCAGAGCCTACCACTATCAACGGACTCCAAGTACACATACAAGAAGCAGCCTTCGGGAATGTTCTTATACCAATGAAAGCAATCGACAAAATAGGTTACTTCAACGAGGCTTATGATCCCTACGGAATGCAGGATAGAGATTACTCCTATAGGTTACAAATGACAGGACACCTAAACTACTATCTAAGTGGACTCCGAGCAGAACACATAGGACACGATGTAGGACAGGACACACCCTATCGAAAGATGAAAGATGAGGGACTAAGCAAGTGCGATTACTTATGGGCGAGAGAGACAGGAAAATACCAAGAAGAAAATAACTACACTATCTATCAAACAGAATGGCTATGATAAAGCTACCTATCAATCAAGTAAAAGCGAACCCGAACAATCCGAGAATAATCAAGGATGATAAGTTTAAGAAGCTCGTACAAAGCATTAAGGAGTTCCCTGAGATGCTTGAATTAAGACCTATCGTAGTTAATGAGGATATGGTTGTACTCGGTGGGAATATGCGACTTAAAGCGTGTAAGGAAGCAGGACTCGATAAAGTACCTGTAATCAAAGCAAGTAACCTAACGGAAGAACAACAGAAGGAATTTATTATTAAGGATAACGTAGGATTCGGAGAATGGGATTGGAACGACCTTGCGAATAATTGGGAAACAGAAAAGCTACAAGAGTGGGGATTAGATATACCAGGTTTTGCTATCCCACCTTCAGAAGATGAGTTAATAGGAGAAGAAAAGAATAAGCCTCCTACTATGAAGATTACTTTTGAAGCTGTTGAAGATTTACAACAGGCTGAAATAGATATAAGAGAATTGATAGATAGAAAATATCCGAAAGCCTATTTTTCAGTTTCAGCAGGAGAGATATGAGATTAGAAATTGCATCTAAAAAAGCAATAGAGTATGCTTGCCTAACATTTCATTATGCAAAAGTAAAGCCAGTAATTAGTATAGCTTATTCAGTTTTCAATGATAAAAATGAATGGTGCGGAGTAATAACTTTTGGAGGTGGAGCTTCAGCAAATATGGGTACACCTTTCGGATTAAAATATGGCCAATATCTTGAACTAACAAGAATGGCATTAAATGGTAAACAAGAAAGCACTTCTAAAGCTATGAGTATAGCAATAAGGCTTTTAAGAAAATCCTGCCCATCAGTAAAGTTACTAATAAGCTATGCTGACAAAGGTCAAGATCATTATGGTACAATTTATCAAGCAACAAATTGGTATTTTGTAGGTGAAAGCGAAAGCTCAGGAATTGATTATTATTTTAATGGTAAATGGAGACACGATAGAACATTAAATGATTATGGTAGAGATTTTCTTAGCAAATTACCAAAGAGAAAAAGAAGCGGAAAATATAAATACATTTATCCATTAGATAAGAATTTGCTATCTATGTGTAATAAGTTAGCTCTGCCTTATCCAAAGAAACAAGCGGATATAGCATAATGGTAATGCACTGACTTTCCAAGTCAGGGATGGCGGTTCGATTCCGACCTATCCGCTCAATAAATTAGAAGGAATAAAGAGAAATGGCAAACGAACAGAACTTAATACCTGCTAAGAAGGGAGAGGTAAGGAATCCAAACGGAAGACCTAAGAAGTACGTAACGCTACTTAGGGAGCAGGGATATAAGCTATCCGAGATTAACGATACTATCCAGACTATGCTTCAGATGGACTTGGATGAACTGAAAGAGGTATGGGATAACCCGAAGGCTACAATCTTGGAAAAGACCATAGCCAACGCAATGAAGAAAAGCCTGGAG